CAACTAAAACCAAAAGAAGGTGAAGAGGGTGAAGTAAGTGAGGGTGAGGAAAAACCTGATCCTACAAAATTTATTGGTAGAAAGAAAAGGGGATTGGATGTCGATGCCTTTGAGGAGGCTATTGATAAGTTTATCTTTTTATCTAAACAAGGTAAGTTGTTTGGGGGAGGACCTAGTATAGTAGAAAGAATATGGAACTTTATAACAGACACTACTGATAAAGTTATAGAAAAAACAAAAGAGATTGCATCTGCTATTAATAATTCTGATGCAGTAAATGCCGTTAGGGATTTTGTTGGTGCTGAGAAGGATGATGGATACTTGGGACCTAAATGGATGGGTATAAAAAATCCATTCGCAAATAAGAAAGATAAGGAAATTACAAAAGAACTTACTGGTAAAGAGGTTGATGAAGAAGGTAAAACAGTTCCAGTTCATTTAACTAAAGCTACACCAACTGAAACAATGATGGGTGATAAGGTAGAACCTAAATCAGAAATGACTTATGATCTACCTCCAGAAGTTGCAGGGGATGAAAAGTTCATGTCAGGTATAGCTGATTTGTCCGAGAAGTACAATATTCCACAGAATGATATCCTCGCTATGATGGACTTTGAAACTGGTGGTACATTTGATCCAGCACAGAAGAACATAGGTCCTGATGGTACGCCAGAAACAGGATCGGGCGCTACTGGTTTGATACAGTTCATGCCTAAGACTGCTGAGGGATTGGGAACTAGCACAGAAGAATTATCTAAAATGTCTAGATCAGAACAGTTAGAATATGTTGATAAACATTTTGAAACTAATTTGAAAGGTCGTTTAGGTGATGAGGGTGGAGATATATCTGATCTATACATGAGTGTATTATTCCCTGCTGCCGTGGGTAAACCAGATGACTTTGTTCTCTTTGGTAAGGGTGCAATCGAGGGATATGCTGAAGGTAGTAAGGCATATGAACAGAATATAGGTCTAGATGCTAATAAAGATGGTAGTATAACTAAGGTAGAAGCTGCTGCAAAGGTTATTCAAAGAAGAGATAAAAATACGAAGAGTGATGTGTCATCTGTTGAAACTTCTTCAGTTGATAAGATGACAATACCTTCACAATATATGAATTATGATTCTCCAATGGGAGGAGGAGGAGAATCAGAGTCGATTGTGATGATACCTCCTAATGTTGAAAAACCACAAATGCAAACAACACAAGCATTTAAACCCAATGGTTCTGGTGATATGGATATCATATTCTTACCAGCAGATACAAATGGTATGATCTCTCAGTTAACAATTCAAAGTTTAGGTGCTAGTTAATGTCATCAATTTTAAAAACACAATTTAAAAAAGTCATAATCACGCCTGAGCAAGAGATTGTTTTCAAAAAGGGTGGATCGGATGATGGAGATAAGAATACTGCTGATGCACTTGATATTACACCAGCAGTTGTAGCATTTGATTATTATGAGGATCTGTTATCGCCATCCATAACAGTTAATTTAAAAATATCTAACACTTCTGGTTTATACAGTTTAGTTCCCATCAGAGGTTATGAAAGAATTGATCTTGTAATAGGAACTGCTTATGGTGATATAACTTTTGGAGATGAGGATAAAAATCCTCTATATGTTATTGGAATTGAAGGCCTAACACAGACAGAGGGACAGGAGATATTTACTTTAAAGTGTTCTACTTTAGAAAATTTAAAGAATGAAACTTCTCGATGTCAAGTTAGATATCCAAGAGTTCCTATCAGCACACATGTACAGACTATCTTAGAGGAAGTCCTTCAAGTAGATCCTGATAGAATAGTAGAGGTTGAGGACACAGTAACTTCATATGGATTCATAGGAAATAATAGAAAACCTTTCCATACTCTTACATGGTTATGCCCCAAGGCGATTCCTAGCACATCTGGAGTCAAGGGAACTGCTGGAAGTGAAGCAAAGGGAACTGCTGGATATGTATTTTATGAGGATTACAAAGGGTTTCACTTTAGATCTGTTGATAGATTAGTTGATGCAACACAGGTAGAATATCCGACAGATAGCGATGAATTAAAATCATTAGGCGTAGAGACATACACATACTCAAGCACTATCAGTAGAAATGGAAGTGAGAATGAAAAACAAATAATTTCACATTACACAGACAAAACTACAAATCTACAGAAAAATTTAAGAGTTGGAATGTATGGAAACTTGACATACTTCTATAATCCGTTAACATGGAAAGCAGATGCGTATTTGTTCAATCTAAAAGACGAAATTGGTGAAAACATAAAGACTGCTGGCGACAATGTTCCCATACCACAAGGGGATATTTCTAAATTCGCTTCAAGAGTTTTGGTAAGAATAGGAGACACAGGAATGTGGGATCCAGAATTAACAAAAGTTGATGATGAAGTTGTGGATTCGGGGAGAGACAGCACCGATATGGCAAAATCTTTCTCTAGATATTCATTGCTCTTCCAACAGTCACTAAATATAGTTATACCATGCAATATCAGCCTAAGGGTTGGTAGAGTTATAAAGATAGTCTTCCCCTCTGTAGGACCTGAGGAATCAGGTGGAAGAGGTAGTAAGGAAGCTGACACAGAACTCAGTGGATTTTATCTCATTAGAGCTTTAAGACACCACTTTGAGTTAAATGAAGGGACAAATACAACATCCCTAAATCTCATACGAGATTCATATGGAATACAATAGGAGAAACTATGGAATCAATAGAAAAACACATCGAAAAAGATAGGAAAATCGCAGAAGATCCTCTATCAAGCCCTGCAGCTCGCAGACACGCTAAAGTAGAACTAGAGGAATTGGAAACATACGCAGAACATCATAAAGAAGAGATCGCAGCGGGAGATCACCATGACCCTAATGCACTGGAACTTTTCTGTGATATGCACCCAGACGAACCAGAGTGCTTGGTGTATGACGACTAATGCTGGACAGTGCCCTATTAAAGACCAACTTTGTTGGACGAGATGGATTCGTATGGTGGATTGGCCGAGTCGCCGATTCAGATGTTTGGCGTAACGAAGCCACCGATACGGATGCTGGATGGGCATACAGATGTAAAGTTAGAATAATAGGATACCACCCCTTTGACGAGGAGGTGCTTCCTGAGAGCGATTTGCCTTGGGCTCATGTTCTGGTGGATGCAACTTCTGGATCTGGACAGGGTTGCTATGGCGAGAGTTCAAGAATGGTTGGAGGAGAAACTGTTTTTGGTTTCTTTATGGATGGTGAGGAAGCTCAAAACCCAGTTGTATTTGGTGCATTAGCAAGACAAAACAATAAGTCTGGATATGGTCCTACTAATTCAGATGTTGAAAGTATTTCTGGTACAGAGGCAAATGCTTTTGGGGTTGTTAGTGGTAGAAAAATAGGTGGGCCAACAACAATGCCTGCAAGTAAGAATCAAGAAATTGGAAATAAATCTAGTGATGAGAGTCAAACAAAATTAAATGCTGAAAATAAAGTTGGTGAGGAAACAAACGGCGAGAAAAAGGGCGAATTAGAGGGTGGCGGAGAAGGATTAAGTAAAGAAAGAAAAATTGATCAGACTTTCAGTAATGTACAAACAGGCCCACATAAACTCAACAATGGTTGTAAAGATGATGCTGTAGGAGATATAGCACATGAGATAGGTAGTTTTCTAACCACAGTCAACTCTTTGACTGAGTGGGCTGGAGAATGGATTGATGTAGCAGAGAATACAATAAAGGATATTAGGAAATTAACTAATAAGGTAGCTAGGTTGATAAGTGCTGCAATGAAGAAGATCATGAACCTTATTAGAGAAAAGGTCATGAATTTTATATCAAAACAATTTAGAAATCTACAAGCACTAATCATTCCAGAACCACAAAAGCCATTCATCTCCAAGGCTGTACAAAAGATTCTGGACATAATTTTCTGTTTGTTTGATACTGGTTTCAACGATCTGTTCGACCTGATAAAAGATATGTTGATCGATATGATTGGTAAAGCGATAAATCCAACAGTTTGTGCTATTGAACAGGCAGTGGCAAACCTTTTGGCAAGTGTATATGATACAATCAATAACTTGCTCGCACCAATACTATCAGGATTGGATTGGTTACTTGGGTCATTAGGCAAAATTGCTGGTTTGTTTGGTAAAATAAGCAGTTATGTTGATATGTTATTATCATTCCTATCATGTACTGGATTAACATGTAAGGAGTATGATGATTGGACACAATCTGGAGGAAAATCTAAACTACCATCCCCTGACATGGAAAGTGTACTAGACAATGTAGAAATATTCCAGAAATTAGACCAGTTTGCTGATACATCTGGTTTCTCAGGTGACAATGAATCTGGTTCGGGAGTTTACGATGCAAGAGCAAGATTCTCTCTTCTTAGTATGATGGGTGGAGGAGCTGTAGAGTTCTTTGATTGTAATAATAAAACTAATAATCCTCAGAATCAAGATGATTTGGCCATGGCGGTTCCGCCAGGATTCACTTGGAGTGAGTGTATTCCTCCGAAAGTAGAAGTTCTTGGTAATGGAACAAAGACCGCAGTTTTAATTCCTATCGTTTCCTCAGTAGACGGAAGTATATTAACACTGGAGATTATAGAACCAGGCAGAAATTATACTGATGCACCAACAATCTCTATTATTGATAAGACTAGACATGGTGGTGGAGCAAGAGCGAAAGCGATCATAGATGATGAAGGTAAAGTTGTAGATGTGTATATGATATCGCCTGGATTTGGATATTGTACATCAACGAATGTAATTCCTCCAAAATATCCTGTTACAGAGGATACTGATGAAGAAAATCCATTTATAACATTCACAACTCCAGCTGATGATGCGGTTGGTGTAGAAACATCTGTATCTCTTTCGGTTACTTTTAATGAACCAATCGTCAAAGGAAAGGGAGAGGTAGTCATAACAGAATCACTAACCAATGTTGTTCATGAAAGGATTAATGTAAAGAGTAATAGAATAGAATTTTTATCAGATAGAATTATCAGAATAGATCCCAAGAACGATCTAAGAGGCGGCACTGATTATTTTGTTACAATGTCGGAAGGATCATTCTTAGATATGGCAGACAATCAGTTCGCTGGTATAGGAAGAACAGATACTTATAACTTTACCACTAAGGGAGTTTCTGGGATAGGAAGCGAAGCAGTTGGTATTGTTACCACTTTGATTCCATACAGGCCTGGGATTGGATATACGTCAGGAGACAATGGACAAGTTGGTGCATGTACATTCGATTTAGTTTTAACTCCAGCTGGATCTATCGCTGGAATCAATAATATAAATTGCCAAGATAAACATAAAGTCGTACCAGAAGTCACAATAAATACCAGAACTGGAATAGGAGCAGAGTTACTTCCTGTTATATCCTATAGCCCTGACTTTGTTTCTGATAGTGGAACTGCTCCAAATGTTGATGGTGGATTCGGTGGCGGTAGGACAGGAATACCCACACCAGATGCTGCTAGAGCTGGTGGAAATCTCTACATTAAAGTTATAGATTGTGTATATGGTTTAGGTAAGACACAAGTTGGTTGGGTTAATGGTAATCCCTACTATGGTGACTTCCACGTTCAACCATCAACAGGTGTTAGAATGGTAGGAAAAGTTCATATAAATGAAGCTCATGCTGTAATATATAACACGAAGGAAGAAAGTCTAGGACAACCAGCGCCAGTAACCTATACTCAACCTAGAACAACCAATACTCAGACCCCACAAGCCGATGTTTCCGACTCCACTGTCACAAGTGAAACTAACACAAGTGATACTAGTTCAACTTCAACAAGCACTCCAACAACTCCAACAACAACGGAGACAACTACACCAGCTCCAGAACAACCTCAACAACAAACTCCTCCACCAACTCCACCAAGCACTCCTCCTCCTCCTACTCCTCCTTCTGGTGGCGGCGGGTCTGGCGGATCGGGTGGCGGAGGCTACGGAGGTGGATACTAAATGAGTGAAAATATAGACAAACAAACGCCGAAAACTAAAGAATACTATGCAAACTATCCAGGCTTTAGAGTTACTTCTGGGATAAAAATTCCTGATGGAGATTTGAAAGGTAAATACACTGATTTCGCAGTAATGACTGACGAGATTCAAGGTATTGCCTTTTATAAAGATGGTTTACAGAAGTTAGTTACAAATGGAACATCCTATGAAACTGTAGGAATGAAGGTGGATGAAGGAGATTTTGCAAAGATAATCTCCGCTCCAAATGGTAACATTCTAATTGAAGCAAAATCGGGAGACCTTGAGATAAGGGCAAGAAATATAAGACTTCATGCCACCAATGATCCTGATGGTGAAATGACCATAAAGGCAACTAAACACATTTATACCAAGGCTCCTATCATTGATATTGATGGTAATCTCACAAATGTCTTAGGAAAGAAAACATTGAGTATGGGTGGTAACTTTGTAGATGAATCTGGAGGTGTGGAACTTTCATCTGGAACTCAAACAGATTCAAAACAAGGTGGTTTCTTGGGAATGGTTCTTTCATTCACCAGTAGATTCAAAGATTTCTTAGGTTAAATGGCACATACTTGTTCTATAATTAATGTTGGTGATAAACTTGTTGTAGGAGCTTTAGATACGTCTTTCCTACCAGGCGTACCAAAAGTATTTCCAGGCACAGTTTCTGCTAATGGACCATGTTTCTTCGGATTAGTTCCTAACGTTGGGATACCACAGGCTGCGGTCATGATCGGCCCTCCTATGAATATTCCAGCACCAACTTCTTTACAAGTTGATGGTATTTCTATTTTTAGGACAGGTATAACCAACTTCTTTACACTCAATAATTACTTTGCCTTATGTACTAAGTTTGCTCCTACAATTAGAAACTCTACGAGTATAACAAATGGTGTCTCCACTAACAATGGACTCACTATTATGAATGGTACATGCACAATTAACGCCAGTTTAAATGTATCTGCTGTTGTGACTATAGGTGGATCACTAACTGTTGGTGGTGGAATAAAATGCCCCACTATCGCTGCAGGCTTTGGTAAGTTTGGTAGTGTTGCTGCACCATTTAAGTTCTTTGATATACCACATCCAAGTAAAGAGTTCCCACATAGGTTGAGATACTCTTGTCTGGAGGGACCTGAAATAGGCGTATATGTAAGGGGAGTTCTACAAGGCACAAATGAAATTGAGTTACCAGATTACTGGAAAGATCTCGTAGATGAGGATACTATTACAGTTCAGTTAACACCTATTGGATCTCATCAAAGTTTATGTTATGCTGTTGCTAAAATGAAAGATAAAATTAGTATATTAGTGAACCCACATGGTTTTAATTCACACACTATTCGTTGCAGTTACACAGTATATGCTGAACGTAAAGATGTGAAGAAACTGGTAACAGAATATGAAGGAGCTACAGAATAATGGCCTCTGATCCAAATTTAATCGCTAAAAGATTAAGAGAACAAAGAAAACAAGTAAAAGATGAGACAGTGGTTCTTAATGAACAACTGGCTCTAGTTGATGTAATAATTGACGAGTATGATGATTTGATTATTAAATTAGATAAGAAAATTCAACCATTGCTGCCTCCTATCAATTATCAAATTGATCAAGTACAAAAGGCATATCTTGATAGAATATCTCATGGATGTAGGAGTGATCTTACATGGCAATTAAAAGAAGAGAAGGAAATGAATATTTACAATAATCCTAATCAAGAAGTAAAAATATATGAAGTTGTAAAAGACCCATCCACATTCAGATTTCTAGGATACTATGGCGCAAAATATTACAAATATCCAAAGAATAGAGAGTATGGATCTAATGTAGTAGAAACTATCAATGACGCAGATGCAAATGTGGGTAGTAAGATTTTGCCTATATTTGATGCTGATGCAGAAACTCTAACTGGATTTACTACAGGTAGACTTTCTGGTATCAAGACAGGAGATTTTATAACAGACTCATTATCGTATCCTTACATATTTCAAGCAGGAGCTGGAACATCTATAACTGGTTTTGGACTTACTGACTACGCCAAATACAATTATGCGGTGAGTGGATTTTGTACATCAGGTGATAATAAAATATATGGAGATCAGAGAATAGGATTCATAACTGATTTCAGTATTGGAGATGAAGTTTATGGTGCCCCAGACAGAAGTGGTGCTGGAATCATACCAACAGGAACAACTATTACAGGGTTTGGAACTGCGGTTGGTATCGTAACTTTTGTGAACTCTGCTGGTATTACTACAGGTGTAGAAGTAACTCTAGATTTTGCAACTCTAAGTAATGCAGTCACTAACAACATCAATAAAGATATAGGAACATCATTCTATGTCGGAGTCGTATCATCATACTATTACGCAGACCTAAGTGCTGCTCCCAATGCTACAGGTATTAGTAGTTCTTTCATTATTATTAGACCTGGCGATTTAACAAACATAGAGTTTGAATCCACTAAGAATCCAATAGACCCAGTAGAGATAGGTATAGCGAGGGGTGCGAATATAGGAAAAGGACATAGATTGGAATTGATTAATAATGGAGATCCAGACATTACTGCACAATGGAGAGAAATTATTGAAGATCCAGAACCAGCCGTGGGTGCTGGTAGAGTGGAATATTATATTGGTACTACTCAGTGGCCTACTATATCAAGAAGGGATTCTGATGGAGATGTATTTACTACACATGCAACTCTAGGACAGAGAGTTATTGTGGGTGTGGGTGCAACTATCGGTGCTGGTATAGGGTACACAGGAAACCCTCCAGGCGGAAATATTCCGAGTGATTGTGGTACTTACGATACTGCAATTATTGATGCTGAAACTGAACTACAAAATCTTATTATTGCAAGCACACCCAAAATAAATCACTATATAAATGGAGCAGATTCGTTGCGACAACTAAGAGATGATGATGAAACAAAAGCATGGGGATACCTACAAGCAATAGGGTTCAACAATGCAAAAGCTAGTAGACAACTATCGCAAGCAGAAACTATAGAGGACTTTAATTGGCCTGACGTTGGAATTACAACATGATACCAGAACATTTCTACCCATTTTGGACTGTTTATGATAGTCTAGGACAGAAGTATTGTGATTGCAGCCACGAGGAGTATGCAATCAGAACTTTAGAATTACATGAAGGTGAGGAGTTTACTTACAGGAGGATAGATGCTCCTAAACCACTGCCACCACACATTGTAGATGTAACAGCAACAGCTGAAAAAGAATTGCCTGGGCAACAGGGATTACCTTCAGCAGTTGAGAGATTACATAATGATATCAGAAAGAGTTTGAGGAAACCTTTTGAACCTCTACCCGAAAGTGAATTGAAAAGCATGCCACATGATTTACATTGATTGCCGACAAGAATTTTTAGATTGGTCTAAGTATGACTTATCGAAAGACGAGATATATGTTGTAGATTACATCTTTCCGCCTTGGTTTGTTCACCATGTTCATGATATGGTGATGACAGGATACAACTGGTTCTGGGGACACACCAGCGGATATGCTGAAGATGGTAGAGATGTGGGTGCAGATCCTACATGGGAAGAGGCGCCAGCCTTGAAACAACAGATATTTCCTCCAGACAGGAGTGACATTGCACAGGACAGTGCCTTCAAAATGATCTACAGTGCTGTTATGAATACTCTACCATTTGAAGTAGAACTGGGAGAGATAATGATAAATGGACAACAGTGGATACATAACACAACACCACATCAGGATTGTACATGTGACAATGGCCTCAGTTTCTGTTATTATATAAACAAAGAGTGGAATCCAGAGTGGGGAGGTCAGTTGATGTATAAGTTAAATGATAAGTGGGAAGGGGTAGACCCTGCCCCAGGCAGAGTTATATTCTTCAAAGGAAATATATGGCATCATGGTATGCCACCAAATGAAAAGTATCGTGGACTAAGATCTAGTCTGGTATATAAAACAATGAGAAAAGTACCTCTACCTTCAAAATGAAAAAAGAAATCTTTGGAATACCTATCTTTGAAGACAAGGTTGATGTAACTAAATTTGATATCATTCCTAAAGCTCCACTAGAACCAACATGGGATTCTGGTGTTCCTTCTACTTTCTCATCACAAAAACAAGAACTGATTCCAGAGGATATATGGAGATATCTATCTGAAGTTATAGAAAGGAACTTGTACCCAGCAAACTTGATGGGAGAGAACGCAAGGTTCGGGCATATATGGAAAAATGTCTATGAAAAACATCACTATCAGGATGCTCACATACACCCTAAAAGTCAGTGGAGTTTTGTAATTTATGTTGATGTAACATCAAGGACAGCCTTCTTCAATCCTTCAATACATAATATACAGAATCATATAGGTTGCACAAATCCTTATTTTCCGTTAGACTATAAGCCTAATCTTGAGCCTGGGAGTATTATTATATTCCCATCATTCCTCATGCACATGGTTAATTCAGGCAATGAGGGATCTACAATATCTGGAAACCTTTACATGGAGTATCATTAATGGCAAAAGAAAATAGAATGAGTCGAGAGGAATACCTCAAGAAATGCGAGGAAGTAGAAGATACTGCCTACGCAGAACAAGGGCATCCTCAGAGTTTTGGAAACAATCTATTACTCCAAAACATTGATGCCTTCGGTAAGGAGATTGCAAAATTGAGTACTAAAATAAGAGCCCTTGAGAGATCTGCTAATGACGCAGAACTTAGAATCGTTGGACTCGAGCATGAAATCGCACTATTATCAGAGGAGGTTGAAAATGGTAAAACGCACACACACGATTGAGAAAAAAAATCCCCAACATAATCAGATATGGGAGTGGGAGGAGACTCCAGAGTTAGCGGCATATATTGCTAAACAAACTGGTAAACAAGTGTTACAGGATGGTCCTAAAGTACCCGAATCTTAAAGACCATATATTTGAGTATGATTTGCTATCTCATCAGGAATGTGATGAGATAGTGTCTCATTTGGATTCTCGTGAATGGGATGACTTCATGTGGTATCAGGGCTCAACTAATGAACATCTTGATCTCGATAAAGATTCAAAGATGAAGTCAACTGTAAATTGCCCAGAGGCGGCATCCATGATACAACCACATATAAATGAGGAGTTGCATCATGCCTTCCATGAAAAATATAATTATTATAGTGTTGGATCTGGCGGTGGTGGTTCATTCTGGGAAGCTAGCTCTGGTATAAAATTCAATAAGTATGCTGTTGGCGATTATCTTAGTCCTCACTACGATCATATCCGAGACTTCTTTCAAGGACAATTTAGAGGGATACCAGTTACCAGTGTGGTAGGTGTATTGAATGATGACTTTGAAGGCGGTGATTTTGTATTCTGGGAAGAACACACTGTCAATATAAAGAAGGGAAGTGTGTTAGTATTTCCAGCACTGTATTTGTTTCCACATGAAGTCACTCCAGTTACAAAAGGAGTCAGATATTCTTGGATACAATGGATTGTATAGTCCTGATGTACGACTCAAAAAGACATGTAGGTGGTGCAACCTATATTTTGGACAGGGGTTCGACTCCCCTCACCTCCATAAGCTAGGGGGTGCAATGGTTTCGACAGGGTACAAGGAGC